AAAGGCAAACGAACAAACTAATCCAATTATTAATACTATTGAAAATATCAAATTCGGAGCAGTGAACAATAAAGTTACTGACTTTGTAAAACAAGAATGGTCTGAGACAAAAGAGTATCAGAAGAATAGTTGGGCAGAAGGACAAGAACAACTTGCTAGGAATAAACAACAAATCGTAGGATATTGGGATACTGTTGCTGAAGCATGGGGGTATTACTTTCAACCGAAAGTAACAAATGATTAAAGCAAAGAACTAGAAAAAGAGCTTGACAATGTTACAATTCTCTAGTATAATTGTGTTATAAATTGTATAGAAAGCAGAGGCATTATGAACGACACAATGGGCGATATGAAGTTTACAACAGCAGGTGATATGTTGCGTACACAACCTACCTATATTATCCACGCATTAGAAACGCACAACAGTCGCTTAGACAAAGAAGCAATTCTTGAAGCGGCTATGGAAGAAGGACTTGATGAGTTCTTTGAAGGTGTGCGTATGGCATTAGACAAACTTTACACATTTGGAGTTCAACAAGTTCCTGTAGCAACAGTAGACGGACAAGGACTTGCGTGGCCAGTGTTTGCGGATCTTGCTGATAAGTTACAAACAAGACAGTTAACAGGCCACGCGGCACGTGATGCGATTGAACTTACGATGAGCATCGCAACTGTAGAACAGTGGAATAGTTTCTATAGACGTATCCTTATTAAAGACTTGCGTTGTGGTGTAAGTGAAAAGACTGTAAACAAAGTTGCTAAGAAACTTAAGAAGGACAACTATAAAGTTCCTGTGTTTGAATGTATGCTAGCACATGATGGTGCTAATCATGAAAGCAAGATTACAGGCAAGAAACTGGTAGAGCCTAAACTTGACGGCGTTCGTTGTATCACAGTAATTGATCACTTGAAAAAAACTGTAACACAGTTTACACGTAACGGCAAAGTACTAGAAAACTTTACGCATATTACAGATGCTATCACAGAAGAAATTGATAACATTGGGCGTTCGTATGTACTTGATGGAGAAGTTGTTAGTGAAGACTTCCAGAGCCTTATGAAACAAGTTCATCGTAAAGATAATGTTCAGGCACAAGATGCTAAACTTATGCTATTTGATATTTTGCCTCTAAGCGAATTCCAAGCAGGTGAAAGTGTTTTAGGTCAAAAGCGTAGAACAGAGCTACTTAAAACATTTACTAAACTGTTTGAACAAATGGGCTGTGTTGGTATCGTAGATCAGAAACTGTTTGATCTAGATGTAATGACAGACGAGATAGAATTCAAAGACTTCAATAAACAAATGGTTGAAGCAGGCTTTGAAGGTATTATGATAAAAGATCCTAATGCCAAATATCAATGTAAGAGAAGCGTGGCATGGTTAAAACAAAAGCCATTTATTGAAGTTTCTCTGGAGGTAAAACATGTCGAAGAAGGAACAGGACGGAACGAAAACAAACTTGGTGCTTTCGTTTGTGAAGGACTTGATGACGGAAAGCAAATTAATGTTAATGTCGGTAGTGGTTTTACTGATGCTAATAGGTCTGAGTTTTGGGATAGTAAAGATAGTATCCCTGGGCAAATTGTAGAAGTAAGAGCAGACGCCATTACACAGAATCAAGACGGTACGTATAGTTTGCGTTTCCCACGCTTTTTACGTTTCCGTGGATTCAAAGCAGGCGAGAAAATTTAATGTGAAAACTCGTGTCCTACATGAATTCCTCATGGGGGATGTTGAAGATCCGGTGTTAATGGTTGCTGAGCCACTTTGTAAATGGGAAGCAACTGAACAAGGAAAATGGTGTCATANACATGCTCACGACTTGACCTGGCACCTAANACCAGATCATAATTATCTAGGACACAGAGTAGTAATTACTGGTGAAATCACTGAAGAAGATTACACAGTGTTTTTATTAAAGTTTGGAGATAAAGTATGAATGTATTGTTAGTAGGAGGAGGATCAAAGTTTGGTTTATCTTTTACAAAGTTTTTAAAATCAAAAGAATACACTGTTGATATTATTACTAGTAAAATGTTGCCTATAATTGGTGTAACTTCTTATAGAGTAAATTGGAATACTGTACAACAAAAAGATATCGAAAAGATTGCTAATAAGATTAACAGTAATTCTAAAGTTTATGATATTATACTTTTTAATCAAAACTCTTATACCGGTGTAGATCAAACAGTTTTTAAAAACAATAATCAATTACCAAATATTAATAAATGGAATCAAGCATACTTTACACACTGTCAACTTCCGTTACTATTAATTAAAATGATACAACCTAGCATCGGCAACGAAACAAAAATAGGTTGGATGTTAACAGGCATGATACATCAAGACCAACCTGAACAATACAAACACGCATTGTATGGTGCCGCAAAATATACTAATCAAAGTATTATGAAAATGTTTACAGAATTTGAACACAAAGGAATTTTCTTTGGAATGGATCCTATATGGTTAGACTCTACCAAAGAAGATCAAGAATGTTCTGATATGCTTTCAGCTATTAGTCGTGTTACACAATCTGGTTCTGTAATAACAAAGCACGGGTCATTAAAGAAGTACTAAATTTATTTGTATGATTTTTCTTTCGTGTGGCACTGGCGTCATATGATGCCATGTTGATTCAGTATTAAGCCAAAGTATGCCCTTTCCAGATGCTCCTTCTGCTTTATAATAAGATCTAGTAAACGTTGATTTTTTCTTCTTTGTAAAATGTGTTACAGATACGTTGTCGCTTATGTTTAATAAACCTGTGGCGAACCAAGTTCTTTGATCTAAATGACTTCCTAATTGAAATCCCGGCATATCAATTACCGGCAGTACTTGTAGTTTTATACTACGAGCAATTTTTTCAACATCATGCGATGCCCAACGTTTTGGCATTTTGGTTTGCTGTTGATCCATACTTACAAATTTTTTAACTATACTAGGAACAGAATCCTGTACAGTTTTATAGAAATTTCTAAATCCATCAGACTCGCCATAGAACAGTCTTCTTAAATTTTGATACGGATGGCCGAGTCCTTGCTCAGAAGGATCTGAAATCATCTCTCTTGAATATACAGATTCCAACTCTTGTGTATTATAATCAAACCCAATAATAGGAGGTTCGTTTACAACACTTTTTAAATCAAACATTTTCATTACACCTTTTGAAAACTTTTCTTAGAGAATCAACTAAATCTCCCATCATAGAATCTGTATGTAACGGAGTAGGAGCAATACGTAACCTCTCTGTACCTTCGTCTACTGTAGGATAGTTTATACTCTGTACATAAATGTTATAATCTTCTAGTAACATGTCGCTCATACGTTTACACAGTTTAGGGTCACGCACCATAACAGGTACAATGTGTGTTTGACTGTCTGTGTGGACTTCAATATTAACGTCACTTAACATTAACTTTAATTTTTTAGCACGTTCTTGATGTGCTTCTCTAAGTTCGTTATGTTGTTTTAGATATTTTACGGCAGCCAATGCGCCAGCACAAGTAACAGGGCTCATTGAAGTTGTAAAAATAAATCCACTAGCAATACTGCGAATAGCATCTACTATTTCAGAATCAGCCGCAATGTACCCGCCTTGTACTCCAAACGCTTTTCCTAGTGTTCCGTTGATAATATCAATATCATCTTGAACACCCAATGCTTCAGTCCAGCCGCCGCCTTTATCTCCATATAGTCCTACAGCATGTACTTCATCAATGTATGTGATAGCACGATATTTTTTGGCTAGTTTAATAATTTCTTTTATCTTACTAACACTTCCGTCCATGCTGTAGACACTTTCAAAAACAATACAAGGAGTTCCTTCTACTTGTGATAGAGCGTGTTCTAGTGATTCCATATCGTTATGTTCAAAGATATGCTTAGGTCTACGACTATGACGCATACCCTGTATTAAACTAGCATGATTTTTAGAATCACTGACAAACTCAATGTCTTTGATTATTTGTGAAAGAGCAATTAGTGTCCATTCATTTGCTACATACGCAGATGAAAATAATAAACTGCGCTGTTTATTATGTAGGCCAGCAAGCTCGTGTTCGAGTGCTACATGATAATGACTTGTACCAGCAATGTTTCTAGTACCTCCGGAACCTGCTCCTGTTTGATCTAGAGCTGTTCGCATAGCATCAAGTACAACTTTGTGCTGTCCCATACCTAAATAGTCATTGCTACACCAATTGATAATTTTCTTAATGTTGTAAGGACCATACCAAATAGCATTTGGATAGTCTCCTGCTTCACGAAGAATATCGTTGAATACTCTATATTTTCCAGATTCTTTAAGATCTGTAATTAATTTTCTAAAAGGTTCTTTTTCAATCATAGTCCGTTACGCTAAATATACTTATACTGAGCTATTTACAGGAAACACAGCCGCTGGATGAACAATAATGACAAAACAAGTAATTAATTTAGGAACAGGTGCTAATTCAAATAACGGTGATCCGTTACGCACCGCATTTACCAAAGTAAACGCAAACTTTGAAGAATTATATACGCTGGTTGGTTCTGCTTCAGGCAACGTGACTGATATAACAGGTCCGGCATTTAATCATAATAGACACAACAATATTACAGTAACAGTTGACTCAAACACAGATCAAATTATCTTAGACGCAACGCTTAGTTCAATAGTTAAAGATATTAACGGTTCAGTGTTTGCTGACGATAGTACGTTACTTGTTGACGCTGTAGATGGAAAAATTCCTAGTGCTAATCTACAAGGAACAGAAGTTAACAATTGGAACACAGCATACGGATGGGGCGATCACAGTCAAGCAGGATATTTAACAACTCCATTACAAATTAATATTAACGGTGATGATTCAGCTACAACTGTTATTGGTAATAATGGAACTATTCAGTTTAAAGGTGATTCAAATATTACATCAACTACTGATCAGTCAGGAACGATTACTTACGCACTAAACAGCGAAATTAG